ACCCTTCAGGATCAGACTCAATCTCGATCGAATCAGCATTGTATGTTACTTTGAACTTCGAACCACATTCAAAACCGTCCAAACCATATCGCTGTTCTTCGAGCCACAAACGTCTTTTGCCCTTTTGCGTATGGATTTTCATCGGTACAGGTCTTACTCCGGTCATAGTTTTTAGCTCCATCGGTCAATGTTAGAATCGGTCCAAATGCGACTGTTCAAAACCCACTCAGCTTCTTCATACTGGTCATAATCCTGATAATCGGACTGTAACTCATTGCTCAGATCATCCCACTCAGCTTCAATAACCATTGAACGACTGAACAAGTCCCAATTATTAGTATCGAGACACTCTTGCCACATAGCTTGAATAGCATCGCTTTTTGCTTGATCCATAAAAAACCTCAGTAATAATTAAAAAAAATGTAACTCCAAATAAGGAATTTTCAAGTGGTTAATAATTTAAGCGCCGTGAAGATATTGAAATATCTCCACATAACAATGGCATAACAATAACACAATATTATCATACAATGGTATGGTATGTCTGACTTTCTCATGTTTGAGCGTCTGTTTTAATCAAGATACTTTCGCACATGCGCAAAGATCTGAGAATCTTGAGATTCTCTTCCCCCCACCCAGAGTTTCTGGTTCTTCGGTTCAGAGTTTCTGGTTAGTTCGGGCTAAACCGGGGAGTTTAAACTAAGAACTATATAAGAATATAATGAAATGCTAATGCGTTTGATTAACGAAAATATCTTGTCTCGCGCATACTGGTGGGGCGGAATTTTCGTGAAAAAAAAGGGCGCCGAAGCGCCCGAGTATCCTTATCAGTTAATCTAGTACTTCGTCAATAACATCACGAAGACGCCAGCAAGGAGTAAAAACGATATTATACATATACCAATTTCAGCGCCAGTCATGACGACACCGGCATGATTTTGATATACCCTTCCGACATTTCGTAGTCGAGAGGAGTATCGACACCATTTTCGGTATCGCCAAAAAGCTCTTTGAGTCGAGCATTGTGAATTCCAACGATGGCGAAGCGACGCTCCATCGGGATTCGTTTCGAGGCCGCTTTGACGCGGGTGAACACCGTGTTGGTACCGTTCGGATCGGACTTAATTTCGACCGAATCTTCGTTGTACACAACGTTGAACCGCGAACCGGGCGCGAAGCCTGGCAGCCCATACTTTTGCTCTTCGAGCCACAGCCGGCGCTTGCCTTTCTGTGTGTGAAGCTTCATGCTTTTCTTTTCAGTCATATTAACATTTCCTTTATTGAGTGATAATGATGATATTGATATTGAACTTCTATATATAGATATTTCAAATTGACATTTTTTTAAGTGAAGAATATTAGAATATTCTAATGATCGCGCACATAGTATAAATCAACTAAATTACTATATTAGCCTTTACTAATGTCTGGGAAATCTGTCCCGGTACGACCAGACGCACGACCTACTATTTTGATTTCTATTTTTTTCTAAAATTTTTTTGATATTACCAATACTGTGTTAGAATATCAGGCACCTGGGGAGAGACCAGCAAAAGGAGACTAGTAATGGCTAGAGAGACAGCAGAAGAAAAAAGGAAACGACTTGAAGGGGCATCGACGGTGTATAGAAAAACTCCAGAATATGGTGACGTTTCTGCTACTGGTAGAACAGGACCCAAGAAAGCTCCACACTCTGGCAACGTACAACCCATCGCAGATCCAAAAGGTCCACCAACTTTGAAGGCTAGAAAAACCAGCAAAGAAAAACGAATAACTACTGGTGATTCTAGAGATATCGTTATGGTGCATCCAGAAACAGGAAAAAGAGTTGTCACAGACAATACTGGTATAATGCGTTACACTAGGTTGGGTTACAAGAGGCAAAAATCATGAATTGGAATACACCAGGTGCAGATGAAATGAAGATGTTTCGTGGCACGGGTTTTACTATTCCTAATGAAATCAGGGCTAAAGTGATCGAGATGGACATAATGGGTTACGAGATAGAAGACATGGTAGAAACTGGTTTACCATTTGATGTCGTAGCTCAGGTATTACGAGATAACAAGGTTGAGGGTAGAAACCCAGCAACAGCTATGAAACCCATGAAATTCCCGCAAGGGAAGAGTATGGCACCTAGATACCCAGCATCACCACCCGATGATATCGGTAATTCGATGAGCGCGGAAGCTAAGCACAAGAGTGATATGATGCAGAGTATGAGCCACGCTTTTGCACAAAGACCACAACCTGTTCAAGATCCCAGAGTAATGGATGTAATGAATCCAAGGTTTAATCAATACTAATGCCTTGGAAACAGGGTCAATCTGGGAACCCTAAAGGACGGCCCAGGAAAAGTCAGAAATCAATGGCTCAATTGCGGAGCCAGATTAGTGAGCATTTACCTGATGTTATTGAAGTGCTTGCTAACGCTGCTAAGGATGGCGATGTACAGGCAGCTAGGATACTAGTAGAGCGTTGCGTACCATCGATGCGGGCTCTAGACCAGAACATTAACGTTAATGAATCTGTGCGTGGCATCTCTGATGAAGAGCTGTTAAACTTAATGAATGAATTTGAATTGGGTACGGAGGCTAAATAATGGCAAGTACTATCACATCGGGGACACTAACGGTAAAGCTAACAGAATCGGTATCCTTGAATGGTTCTGATATGGGAGCTACAAATACACTTACCGTGGCTGCTATTAACGAAGTTAGTCAACGCATAGTCACTATCGACGCTTCTAACGTCCGAACGTTATTCGAATTTGGGACGGTAATTGGCAACGGTAAATTTATCTCGGCGAACGTGAAGTACATACGAATTACGAACAAAGATGATACGAACCCAGTTAGTCTAAATATCGAAAGCGCTTCTTCTAATTGTTGGGTGACAGTAACAGCGGGGTCAAGTTGGTGGATGTCTGCAACAACGGGAGCAATGGAAGCCGACGATGACACTACTGTGGTAGCTCCAGTATTTCAAGATATAACTAAAATCAGCGGCCATGGTGGAACTAATGCCATCGATGTTGATTGCTATGTGGCGTTAACATAATGGCAATCAATCGCACTACCACATCTGTACGGCGCGGAATAGAAGTGCCTGATGCTTTTACACCACAACAACAAATGCCACCACAGATGCAACTTGGCATGTCAAGCGATGTATTGCCACCAATGCCTACAATGACGCCTGGTGCAGAACGATTCACTGCCCTTGAACCAACTATTAGACCAGATCCAAGTGGGGCTTTAACACCACCACCCTTGGCATCACCACCACCTTTGGCGTCACCCCCTGCCACACCAAAGCCTAAATTAACGGGTTTAACAAAAAGCGGTATTGCTTATGACGAAAGCGATTATGGTCCATGGCACTTTTATGCTACGGAAGCTGGTAAGAAATCGCTAGCAGAATCCCGTCTACCGGATCACGTGCTCAGATTCAGGAGAGATGTACTAGGTAGAATGAGGGAATTACCTACTGGTTATATGGGTATCCCTGATGACTACGAAAAAGCAAAAGCTCTCGAGAGGGAGCATTATGGCTAAATTAAGCACAGCAGACAGAGCAGCACTACCAGCGAAAGACTTCGCAGGACCAGACCGCAGCTATCCCATTAACGATGCTAGTCATGGTCGAAACGCCCTAGCGCGGGTCGAGCAACATGGCACACCTGCATTGAAGAAGCGGGTAACAGCAGCAGTAAAACGGAAATACCCAAATATGCAGGTAGCATAGGAGAACACGTTATGCCAATGGTAGAATATTTTGATAAAAGAACCCAATCAAAAAAGAAGAGAGATTTTGGATACGGTGCTATGAATGTAAATAGAGCTGAGCAATTCTTAAAACTTCAGCAAGGTAATGCAGCCCGTGATAACTCTCCACCACCAAAAATGGTCGCCAAGGATTTTCAGGGGGAAAGACACTCTGATACGATGAAGAAAGAAGGATCTGGTGTTGGAGTTAAGCCTAAACCGTCACCAGAGCAAAAATTAGAAGATCAGCAAAAGTATGATCAAAAAGAGATTGACAAGAATAAACCTTCTGAAAAGAAAACAAAGAAACCTGAAAAAGAAGTGAAATACGTAAAGTTTAAAGAGGACGACAGGTATCACAAAAAGATCGGGGCTAGAAGTGGTTTAGATCATGGGCGCATTCCTGGCTATTAACGATTAATGGCTATTATAAAGAACATCACTAAGCTGGTGGTTCCTGCTTACAACAAAGGTCCTAAAGATGTTATTGATTATATAAATAATCAGGCTTTCGCGCCAGTTAGCGCTGACGTTGGACTCATTGAGTATCCAGGTGAATTTGGGTCTTATGAGGGTTCGGCAACAGCAACGGTAGGGCTCACCCCCGCTATAGCAGGTGCCGAGTTGTGGCAAACTATAAACGCAACAGATCTAACAGTATACGTTGCTGGTTCAGGACTAGCAGGATGGCCACTAGCTTATTGGCCCGCGTCTGGTTATGCAAATATTGGTTCAGAGGTTTTCTTTTACTCTTCTATAGTTGCTGGAAATACTAACTTACCAATTGTAGATCCTCTTTTCTATGATCACTTCATTATTGCTTCTACTGATGACCGTGGCGTAAAAGGCACAACGGCGGCCTCACATACCGCTGGCGCAGCTGCGGTTATCACTGAGATTCTGTTCGGCTCGACAACTAAAATAGAATACAACAAGGATCAAGGCGTTTTTAACGTTTGGACAAAAACGACTGAGGTTTGGGATCCGACTGGGTACTATGGGAATAACGGGTGGACAACAGTATATAACACATATTTGATACCCTGCCCTGAAGACGTTGTTACTTTTTTTGAAACCGCTCCGGGTGTAAATTGAGCCTTTCTATCGCTCTAGCAAACGGATTGCCAAGGGAAGAAATCCGTGCGCTATTACTATCAGAAATGCAACGACGCATGGAGGCGCGGAAGACTCGCTGGACAGCACTCGATGGTCCACAGAGGAAGTTTGTTGATAGTGAGCATCCTCATATACTGTTTGGCGGAGCGCGAGGAGGTTCAAAAAGTGTTGGAATGCTTCTAGCATTTCGTAAGCATGCAGAGCGATACGGGAAGGAGGCACAGGGTCTTCTATTCCGTAGGTCATTCCCAGAAACTGGTGAGTTGGTGAAACTGGGTCAGTATGTCTTCGTGCAAGAAGGTTGGGAATGGAAAGTCGGGGAGCGAAAATGGGTCTCTCCCAGCGGATCCGTACTACAGTTGAAACACCTAGACGAGGATTCCGATGCTATGAAGCTTCAGGGGTTTTCGGTAACTTTCCTAGGTTTTGACGAACTCGGGAACTGGCCATCACCAGAACCTATCGATATGCTACAGGCTACTATGCGTTCTGCTGCTGGTGTACCGGTTTTATTCAGGGCCTCTGCCAACCCAGGCGGCCCAGGGCATAACTGGGTAAAAGAAAGATATATCGACACGCAAGACGAGGAGTCGATTTTTATCCCATCTAAGATACAAGATAACACTCCTCTGATGGAGAATGATCCGGGTTACGTTGAAAGAATCAAAAAGAGTGGACCAGAATGGCTCGTAAAAGCATGGTTAGATGGTGATTGGAACATAGCACCGGGTGCATTCTTCGAAGGCGTTTGGGATCCAACAAAACATGTTATTGAACCTTTTAATATACCATTAGAATGGAAACGGTGGAAAGCATACGATCATGGGTATAAATCTCCAGCTGGATGTGTCTGGTTCGCACAAGACTATGATGGTATAATCTATATCTACAAAGAGCGTTATTGGAGCTCTAAACCTAACAAAGGAAGTGAAACCCCGATAGAGGAGATCGCCAGGGAGATTAATGAAGCTGAAAGTAGTGAGAAAAAACTCAAGATTAAATTCAAAAGTAATGTGGCCGATTCAGCGATTTTTATGCGAGACGGCCGCCAGAAAAGCGTTGCAGATGTTTTTGCTGATTACGGTATTATGTGGGAGTCTAGCGCAAAAGGTCCAGGATCTAGAGTGCAGGGTTTGCAAGAAATTGTGGACCGCTTGGCAAATAATAACCTTAAAGTTTTCAACACGTGCAAGCATTGGTTACGTACGGTGCCGTCTTTACCTGCTGACCCTAAGAGAGTGGAAGATATTGACACATCTGCCGAAGACCATTTGTTTGACGCGACGCGATATGGATTAATGTTGAGACGGGCAAGAAGTGTGAAACCAAAGCCCAAACCTGCGGCACCTAAGCGATTTACTTTTGAGTGGTTGACTAAAATAGACGAACTATACGATAGGAATGAATCATGGCCGATCTAGGTATATTGTCAGTAAATGTAGAGTCAGGCATTGGGAGTAACATTCCGTCCGATGCTAGTGGCATGCTCAAGAAGTGTCAAAAGAATATTAGCCTCTCATACAAAAAGTGGAAGAAGTATTACAAAGAAATAGAGCATAATCGCGTTTATGCGTTAGGTAAGTTAAACCCTCGATCTATCACAATGGTCCCCTCTCAGAATATGCAAGAGGGCGGTCGCTCGATAAAGGGTAACATCATACACGCAACGCTTCAAGGCTTATTACCTCATATTTATGCTAAGAATCCTGAGATAAGAATTCGTCCACATAAGTATGTAGAAGCTGGTAGTTCTGAATATAGGGTGGCTGATTTATTCTCTGCAACATTAGAGACAGTTTTGAATGAGTCGCTCAAGAAAGCAGATCTTAAGAAAGTAGCAAAGCAAGTTATAAGATCATGCATGACCAGTAAAGTTGGTATAGTTAAGGTAACATACCAACGTGATTACTACAAAGACCCACTTGTAAGCCGACAATTCAACGACGCACAAGATAGTTTAGCTCGATTGCAGTCAGATGTAAGGGAGTTAATGGCAAATAATACATATGGCGGCGAAAAAGATGAGTTGATAGAGGAAGTTAAAGAGACAATGCTCGGGTTGCAAGATCGCGTAGAGGTTATGCAACGAGAAGGTTTGAATCTTGGCTTTGTGCGTCCAGAAGATTTCCGTATGGATACCTCACTAGATACCCTTCAAGAATATCAATCCGCACAGTGGATGGCTAACGTAACATGGATGACACCATCTGATGTTATGGACAGATTCCAGATATCTAAAAAAGAGGTAGAAGAATTTACAATATACCGTAGAACAGATGCTGGTATATTGAATAGATTGACAAGAGATGATGCTGTACAAGCTAATAGCACAGAAGATGTTAATCTGGCAGTAGCCGTTTGGGAGTACTGGGATAGAACAGCACAAACCGTGTTTACATTCGCAGAGGGCGGTAAGAAATGGTTAAAAGAGCCATTTCATCCAAACAGGTTGGGTGAGAAGTTTTTCCCATTCTTTTTGCTTGGTTTGAACTGGGTAGATGGTCAAGAATGGCCAATATCTGAAACAGAACTTTTGTTATCATTACAAGACGAATATAATACCATACGTACACAACACTCTAAGCATCGAGAATTATCTGCTCCATTTTTCGTTGCTGATGCGTCTCGGGTAAACTACGAAGATATTGAAGTTTTTAGCAATGCTGCTATTGGTGAAATCGCTTTAATTAACGCATCAGGTCAAAACGTTAATACTGTTTTTCAACCTGCAGTTCCGCCGCCTATGAATCCCCAAGTGTATGATACTGCTCCGTTGAGAACAGATATGGAGTGGATTAGTGGTTTGGGTGATGCTCAACGAGGCGGTGTAAATCGGGCCAAAACAGCTACAGAAGCTAACATTCAACAAGCTGGCTTGGCAACACGCATTGCAGAGAAAGTCGATCAAACTGAAGACTGGTTAAAGGAATTAGGCTGGTTCGCTGCAGAGATACTATTGCAAGAGATACAACCCCAAAAAGCTATGGAAATAGCTGGCCCTCAAGCATTTTGGCCAATATTAAACAAGCAGCAATTGTATGACTCTGTTTTTATAGATATAGCAGCGGGTAGTACAGGCATGCCAGATACCAACGAAGAAAGAATGCGTTGGATTGAATTAATGCCGATAATCATGCAAAACATCGAATTGGTACAACAAATGCGCTCGTTTGGTGTTCCAGATGAATTTAACCCATATGTACAATTATTAGAAGAGACTTTTGCTAGATTTGATGAGCGTATCGATATTTCTAAATTCTTACCGCCTATGCCGGAAGAAATGCAGAAAGTAATGCAACAAAATCAAATGATGCAACAAGCTATGGGACAAGGAGGACAACAAATACAGACTAATGCTGTACCACCACCACAGGGCTTGAATGAGGTTCAAAATGCCCCACAAAACAGGATAGATCAACGTACAAGGAATCAGTACAGGGAACCACAGGGAGAGATCTAAATGGCTGAAGAGCAAGCAACAGTTGCTAGTGAAGATTTACAAGCACAAACATTGGAGGTAATGGAGAAGGAACTAGAATCTATACAAGCCCAAGAGGAGGAAGTTAATGTCGAAGTCCAACCCGAGGCCGATGAAGAGACCAAAACTAACGCTCCCACCTACCAAGAAGCTGAGGCAGCGCAGCAAGCATCCGTCGACACGGAAGATGATAGAACAGAGACACCAACAGAGGCAGTTTCAAGCGGCGAGGGAGATCAAGCGCAGCCAGAGCTAGATATTGACGAAGAAGTATATGGTAACCTAAAACCTAAAGCGCAAGAAAGGTTCGAGCATTGGATTAATCGCGCTAAAGAATTAGAGATCGAGAATGAAGATTTAAAGGTATCTGGTGAATTGCATGATTATATCATGGATTCTGGTACCAATGCCGAGCAATTAAATTGGTCATTAGGTGTGTTTAAAAGCTTGAATTCTGGCAATTATGATGAAGCTGTACGAGCTTTACAAGCTATAGATGAGTTTGCAGATCAAATAGGCCAAACTCTGGGTGTCAATAAAACGGAAGAAAGTGAGGCTACGTATAACGATTTTGAGGACTTATCGTCTGCTGTTGAAAACCTAGAAATTAGCGAAGATTGGGCAAATAGACTTGCAAATGATAGGATTAGCACAAGTTCACAACACCAAGCCCAAGCAGATTATCAGCAGTACTATCAGCAACAATTACAACAGCAATCAAATATACAAGCCGCTACAGATCAAGCTTTATCTTCTATAACAGAATGGGAAAATGATCTTATCGGCTCAGATCCTGACTTTGCTTCGAAAAAAGATGCGATGATGGAAATAAGCAGAGAAGTTGCTTCTTCTGATTTTCCACCGGAACAATGGTTAGGAATTCTTCAAAACCAGTATAATGTACTTTCGCGGGGAATGAGTGTCGCCGCATCCGCGAATGGAAATGCTAGTAAAAACTCTGGGCCCCTAGCACCCGGAAGAACCAGCGGTGGCGCAGGTAATGCATTGGAAAGTAATCAGGCTGAAGTTACACCGGAGTTTCTTCAGGCTCATCTTGACGCAATGCATAGTTAACAGGATTAGATGAGAGCTGGATTCATCACCAGTAGCACGTATAGGCCTTCGTGTGGTCAACCCTGTTCCACATAATTACATTCCTTTTGGAGGGAAATAAATGGCAACTCAAACTGCTTTACATGCCAATGATATTACCCAGCTAGGATATGTAGCTCTTCAGAACTATTTGAAGAATAAACCTATTGACCAGGTTGCGACTGAACGTCCCCTGCTCAAAGCTCTAATGGCAAAGAAAAAGCCTTGGGGTGGCGGTAAAGAAAATATCGTTGAGCAGATTCGTACAGGTTATGGTAACAACTTTGAGTGGTTTGGTGATTCAGCGCTAAACACTTCATCGACAGTTACTTATAACACTCGTGATACTGTGAGACAGGCTTATTATCCTTGGAACTCGGCACATGACGGTTTCCAGTTCTCCGAAGACTACTTGCTTGGTAACGGTATTCTTATTGGTGACTCACAGAGCCCGCGCAACTCAAGCGCAGCGGGTCTCGTACAGCTAACAAACGTATTCAATGAAGCGATGGAAGTGCTTCGACTGGGTTTCGAGAAGATCCTCGATCAGTCTTTGCATCTCGATGGCACGATTGGCGTAGGTGGCGGTACTTCACTAGCTAACAAAGCGATTAACGGCCTTGACTTTATCGTTCCTTGTGTATCCCATACGGGCACAATGGGTGGTATTGATCGATCTGCTAACACTTACTGGCGTAACCAAATCGATATGGGTGCTGGTCTCAATGTGACGACTGGTGCTGCATATGGTAGCGGTTATGATGGTGCTGATCTACTTGATCCTATGCAGACGATGTGGCGTGCGTGTCAGAAGAACGGCGGAAGCCCGAACTTCATCTTGGCAGGTACAGATTTCATTAAGTCTTATGAAATCGCTGTTGACGCCAAACTAAGTCGTTATGCTGTACAGCCGGGAACGGCACAATCTCCTTGGAATTTGGATGCTTCGCTAGAAATTAAAGATAGCGGCACGTTCACTGGTTTGTTCTTCCAAGGTGTACCTGTTATCTGGGATCCGGTATTCGAAGATCTTGATGGTATTTCCGGTGCTGATGAAAGTAACGGACTTACGGTTGCATGGAGCAAACGTTGCTACATGTTGAACCTAAACCATTTAACTCTTCGTCCGATTCAGGATAATGATATGATCGCTAGGAAGCCTCCTCGTGAGCATACTAGTTATAACTACTACTGGGGCATGACATGGCGTGGCGCGCTAACCGCGAACCGCTGTAATTGTCACGGTGTAATTATGGCTACTGGTTCGTAATGTTGTATACGGAGGGGGCGAAAGCCCCCTTCGGTTTATTTTCAAAGGGAGAGAAATATGAATGTACCGATTTTAAATATTCTTGTAAAGAAAGATCAATTTTCTGCGATCAACAAGGTCTTACCATCACATGAGCTACCTATATGGTTGGCTGGTTGGGGTCAAGAAAACATTGAAATAGTAGGTAAGGCTGACGAAAGACACGAAATAGAAGATATAGAGTCAGAGGTGCGTCGATTGGTAGAGGCACACGGAGAGCAGAAAATACAAGAAGTTTTTGGTGCGAGTTACATAGATGGTATCGAGGTTTCTATAAATCGTATTATAGAAAAGGAGAAAGGCGTAAATGACAGCGCGAACGCTGCTAAGTCTAAGAACAGAACTGGGACAGAGGCTAGGGTTTAGTTCCTCTGGTTCTGGTGCAATACTCCAGGCTGACTTACTCAACTCTGCCTTAAGAAGCGGACAAGAACAATTATTCTATGAATTTGGTGATTTACTCACTCATAGGGTAAATGATACTGAGCCCGGAGCAACGGTTGCCGGCCAATCTTTATACGATTTTCCACCTGATTTAGACCCGTTAAAAGCCCTAACGATTTCGGTGCAGCGGACGTCGGGTGGTACGTTTTATGAATTACTTGTTGGTATTAGCGTTGGCGATAGGAATGTATTGCCTGTATTAGATCAACGTTGGCCGTCTAAGTATGATATTAGAAATACTTCTGTAGTATCGGGCGTTGTTAAGCCAAGGATAGAGTTATGGCCTACACCAGATGCTGCTTACCCATTAAAATTAACGTATAATGCCAAATTAGGTGATTTTACGTTAGATACAGATTTGAGTACTATTCACCCGCAGTTGATTCTACTTCATGCTATAACAACCATGAAGGCACACTACCAACAGGGTGATTTTCAATTGTATTCATCGCAGTTGCAAGCTTTATTAGGACGCATAAAATCAATAGGTTTGCAAGCTGGTGGATCTACACGAAGATACTTCAAGCAGACGCAGTCATTCTCGCTTGATCCAGCATCCTACTGGCCAATTGGTTCAGTTGTGACGCAACAGATAAACAATATCATATCTTCACACACGTATATAACGCCAGCAACTGGCAGTGATACATATATCGTAACATCGGATTCAACATAATATGCCTACAAAAAAAGTTATAGATATGACAGCGAGGTCTTCCTCGGCGCTAGCTTATGATGATTACCTATACCTAACCGGAGAGTCTCCAAATATAGATGAAAAGATGCAGGCGTCTGTTTTGCGGGATTATACGCTTCAAGGAGTTAAAACAAGCGCTAATAGTGGTCTAGCTCAGACATCTACACCATATGCGACTTCAAACCCAGACCGTGAATTAAGTCTCGACGTTGGTAATCTAGCAGCCGCTGGTGGTGGCACGGCTAGTGTAACAGATTACATTGCTATAGAGCAAGGTGCAGGCACTAAAAAGCTATTAGTTGGTGATCTACCATTTGCAAGTTCTGCTAGTTCTGTATCTAGCGTGCTTGGTGGTACAAACATTGGTGTAACAGGAGTTGGAAATGTAACTGTTAACTTGGATGCTACACTGACCGGATTGACGTCTGTAACCTCAACAGACTTTGTTGGAGCTCTTACGGGTAATGCCGACACAGCAACAGCCCTAGCTACTGCCAGGAATATAGCAGGCGAAAGTTTTGATGGTACCGCTGCAATAGATATTCCCATTACTGGGTTATCTGATGTATACGCAAGTATGGCGCCAGCTGATGGAGATGTATTGACATACGATACAACTAATGGTTGGCAATCAGAAACACCGACTACAGGTGATATTACAGGTGTAACGGCAGGCACAGGATTAAGTGGCGGTGGAACATCTGGTACAGTATCACTTAGTTTGTCATCTCCAGTAACTGTTGCTACGGGAGGCACAGGACAAACTAGCTACACAAATGGTCAGTTGCTTATCGGTAATACGACTGGAAATACCTTAACTAAGTCAACATTAACGGCTGGCAGTAATGTTACTATAACCAATGGCACTGGTACTATAGAGATTGCGGCTACAGATACAAATACTACATATAGCGCTGGTGATGGTTTAGATCTTACAGGAACTACATTTAGTACGGATTTAAAAACCAATGGTGGTCTTGTAATAGAGAGTGCGGAGTTAGCATTAGACATCGGCGCCTCATCCATAACAGGAACGTTAGCAGTTGATGATGGTGGCACAGGTCAAACAAGTTATACAAATGGCCAATTATTAATTGGTAACACCACGGGGAATACACTAACAAAAGCCACGCTGACAGCTGGCTCTAATATAACCATCACAGAAGGCGCGGGATCGATAACGATAGCTGCAGCTTCTGGTGGTGATCCAGCTGGAACGGCCGTAGCCATGGCCATAGCTCTAGGAGGGTAATATGGCGAATACTTTTAAAAACCAAGGTGCTGCATTAACAACAAGTGGCGCAGATATATATACCGCACCAGGAAGCACAGAGTCTATTATACATTCTTGCATCATATCGAATATTCATGCGACTGATTCTGCTAATGTTGATATCAAAGCTACCACTGATGGCGGTAGCACCTATTACTACGTGGCTAAAAATGTTCCGGTTCCATCAGGTTCTTCATTAGTTCTTGATAAACCTGTAGATCTGGAAGCAACAGATAAAATTCATATGACAGCGAGTGCAAATAGCACGTTAAATGCTGTTTTAGGTATCTTAGAGATAACATAATGTCCTATATTGGCAAGGTAGACATGAATGATGCTAATATCAAGCATTATTCATTAACCGGATCAACAGCAACAACGGTAGATATTGGCTGGGTACCACCCAGTGAGCAGAGTTTACGCGTTACTATTAATGGTGTTGTTCAGCAAGGCGATACTTTCAGTTATTCAGGCTCTGACCTTACCCTAGGTGGTCCTCTGGTTGCTACAGATACGCTAGAGGTTGTAGGTATTGAGAGTGTTGGGCGCATACTCGTCCCAGCAGATGATTCTATTACATCGTTAAAAACTACTTTCTTTAACGACGAAGTGTTCTACGAGAATGCGCAGACTGTAACTAGTGATTATACGATAACAACTAGCAAGAATGGTGTAAGCGCTGGTCCAGTATCTGTTGCAAGCGGAGTAAGCGTAACAGTCCCAGTTGGGGCATCGTGGGTGATAGTATGAGCAAAGTATACGTCAATGCTGTAGAGCCAGAAGGTGCATCAACAGTCTTAACACTGGGCGCTGTTGGTGATACTGTAAACATCGGTGGAACTGCTGGTACGGGATTTGGTTCAAACGCTCCTGCATTCAGTGTTTGTACGAATGCTCTAAGCGCAATTGCATCCGCAACAAATACTAAGATTGTACTTGATAGAGAGATTTTTGATTCAGCCGGTGCTTTTGATTCCACGACAAATTATAGATTTACAGTCCCCGCTGGAGAAGGTGGCAAGTATTTTATTTCTGGGTCAATAAACTTTGTAGGGACGAGTTATTCGGGCCAAAATACTGTTAAATGTATGTTATATTTGAATGGTTCAGAACATGGCACTACGGATTCGATTATTACCAATCAGGCCAACGTAACAAACTTGACTCTTAATGGATCATGGATTCTTGATTTAGCGGCCGCTGATTATATAGAATTGTGGGGTTATTGGTCAACTGATGGTACTGGTGGTAACTATAGCGGCAGTGCTACATTACAAAAAACTCATATGTCTGGTTTCAAGTTAGCAGGAGTTTAATATGAGCGGCGAAATTAAAGTCTTAAAGATCTCCCCGACGACAGGAACTGATGTCACTATGGGTGATTCTGGTGATACTTTTACATTTCCTGCTGGTACTACTGTAGTTAATAGCGGAACCGCAACTGGATTTGGTAAAGTCTTACAAATGGTTTATGTTTTCACGGGCGCTTATGCAACTGGTAGCACTACCATCCCATTCGATGACACCATTCCGCAAATCACTGAAGGTAACGAAGTAATGACGCTTTCGATAACGCCGATAAGCGCCACAAGTAAATTGTTAGTTAATGTGGATGTCTCGGGGGCATCAAATGTTCAAGGTAACTGGACAGCGGCATTATTTAGAGACTCAACTGCTAATGCTTTAGCAGCAGCGCAGACAAAACAATCTGATGTAAATCCAGACCATATAGACCACCTTCACTTAACATGGGTAGCGGATGCAGACAGCACTTCTGCTACAACTTTTAAGGTTAGATGCGGACAGGCTAGCGCTGGAGATTGGTATTTTAATGGTCAAAATGCTTCGCGTTGGTTTGGCGGTGCTTCTAACTCTGGGATAACAATCACGGAGATTAGCGCATGAGCAAAGTAAAAACAGACGCTATAGAAACCCGCGCAGGTGGAACGTCTGTACTGACTATTGGTACAGCTACGCAGACTATTAAACTGCCAGGCGGAACTCCAGGTGCCGGCAAGTTTCTACAGTCGGACGCAGATGGTGACGCTAGTTGGGCAACGGTTGCTAATGATGTTGTGCTTCTCTCGACACAAACCGCTTCAACATCTGCAAGTATTAATTTTGATAACACTCTTATAACTTCCGACTACAAAACTTATGAATTCAAGTATATGAATGTAGTAGGTTCTGCTGATGGCGAGAGGTTGCAAATGAAGTTCAGTGATGACAATGGATCGAATTTTGACTCCAATCACTGGGGTGGATTTTTTAACATTTATGCGGGCTCTGGTGGGGCGCACTACGTTTATGACACAACCCATGACAGTGTTGCTAGTGATCGACAAAGAGTTAATACAGACTTGTCGTGGGATGCTGGTGATAGTCTTGGCGGGAACATGGTGATTCAAAACCCATCAAGCACATCGTTCATCACAACTTATCAAGGCTCGTCATCGGCAATTTCGCATCATACACCCGCGTATGCGTATAATGTTATCACGGGTGGTTATTGGGATTCTTTGGCGGCAGTCAATTATATCCGGTGGGAGATGAGTTCGGGAAACATCGTTACGGGAACCTTCCAACTGTGGGGTTATAAATAATGGCTAGAACGAAAATGGTCAATGGTGAAGTTATCCCTTTTACCCCAGAAGAAGAAGCGGCAAGAGACGCAGAAGAAGCAAAAGCAGCGGAAGAGAAAGCAGCGCGTGATGCGGATCACACTTGGAAACGTAAGGCGGAATATCCACCAGTAGATGAACTAATCGTAGCTCTCTGGGAGGGTGTCGTAGAAGAAAGAATGGCAGCAGTTACTAAACTAGAGGCGAAGAGACAAGCCGTTAAACTTAAGTATCCTAAGTGAGTTTCATAGTTGGAATCGCAAGGATAGCGCATTGGTTTTTAATACCTTTCTTGGTGGTATGGATGACAATAGCACCGAGTGACATGCTGCCTAATTGCCTCACAGAGGCTAAGGCAAAAATAGCAGAACAATTTAGAGGAAGTTACTTTGGCACTAACTAAGATTGAAGCATCAAACATAGCGGAAGGAGCGGTATCTGGCACTAGTGTTACTACTACCAAAGCGACTGGAACAACCACACTCACTGATAGTGATGCGTCGGGATATGTAATTGTACCATGCGATTCTAGCAGCGGTAATGTCATCATAAAGTTACCAGCAGCAGCATCATCATGGTCGGGTAGTATTCTGCATATTGTGGCAAGCGCAGCACCGGGAGCTGGTTATAATGTAGTAATTCAAAATAGCGCGGCAACCGAGTTAGCACAGTTAAACAAGAAAGGCGATTATTACACTGTAACTTGTGACTCCGCTGGCTCTAATCTGGTGGTAATCGATCACAAGCAGTCCTATGGTGGATGGTTGCTTACGACTAACCAACAAGGAAGCATGGCGCATAGTTTAGGAACCCTGCAACTGTTCACCGACACTACCAAATATAGTATTGGCTATAACTACGGAAACTGGTGGGACTCAAGTGCTGACAAATTAACAGTTCCTTCTGGTTGGACGGGCAGGATTTACTTGAACTTAAACATAGGTCTTCGGGCAGATGGATATGTTGCAGGTTCTGTATTTAAAGATGGGAGTGCATTAAAGATACCAGTTACTTATCTTGCCGCTGGTGCGCCACAACCATTTGAATGGAATGAAGCTGTTACAGGTGGCGAGTATTACGAACCTTACGGGTACAACACATATACGTCCTCAACTAGATATATAGAAGATGGTTGTGTTTTTCAGTGGACGGCAGAGAGGGACATCTAATGGAACGACGAGGAAGACTGATACCTGTCATTTTGCATGAACCAGATGATGAGTATGCTCAAAAAAGAATAGCCGAATATCCAACTTTGGATGAGTGCATCCATGCCATCCTTGATGACGATCTTGTTGCTCTCCAAGAAAAACGAGCGGCGGTGAAAGCAAAATATCCGAAGGCGGTATCGTAATGGCATTAACAAAAGTCGACAAATCGTTAATAGAATCTGTAAA